TACGGGTTTCTGCCCGCCGGCACGGTCATGGGCAAAATTTCCGAATCCACCAACCGGGCCGGCCAGTTCGTGCCCTATGCGGTGCAGGCCCCCACGGCGGGGCTCGCCTTTCTCGGCGGGGCCTACCTCACCCAGGACGGCGCGGCCAGCGCCGAGTGCCACATGGTCCTCGAAGACTCCTACATGTTTGCCGTGGGCGACCACCTGGGGGCTGTGGACTCGGACGGCACGCCCATCGACCTGGGGGCGGTGGCGTCGATCGATCGCACCACTTACTCCCACAAAGCCGTGGTGACGGCCACCAACGATGTTACGGCGGCGATCACCGTGGCCAACGGCGGCATGGTCTTCATCCAGACCGACGCCAGCACCCCATTTTCCACCGCCGCGGGCATCCTGCTCGCGGGCGTGGACACCGGCTACGGCGAGGAAGCGGACGGCGGGCAGGGCGTGGTCGTGCTCTCCAATGCCATCCTCTACAAGGGACTCATTCCGAATCTGGACGCCGGGGGCCTGGCGGATCTGACCTGGGCCACCGAGGACGGCCAATTCCTGATTCTTCGTTAAAGGAGGTGAGAACAAATGGCTAACGATATCCCTGAACTGAGACTCTCAGTTTTGCAAAAGCTGATTGAGCGGTTCATGACCGATCCCGATTTGCTTCTCACCAACCTTTTCGGGTCCGACCGTTGGGATTCCGAGGAGATCAAGTGGGAGGCCCAGATCGGCAATCGCGGAATGGCACCGTTCTCCAGCGAGGACGCGCCGGCGCCGCGTACCGTGCCCACGGGCGTGAGCGAGCACGAGGCGTTCGCCGCTTTCTGGTCAGAGAAGATGTATTTCGGGGCCAACTTCCTCAACAACCTGCGTCAGCCGGGCACCACGGCCACCCATCACCGGGCGTCGGCCTATCTCGCCCGCCAGCTCAATATGCTCCGCAACCGCTCCGACCGCCGGAAAGAGTGGATGTACGCCAAGATGCTCTCCGATGGTGCCTTCACCTACGTCGATCACAAGCAGAACAAGATCAGCGTGGACTACGGTATTCCCGATGCCCACAAGGTCACCCTGGCCGCGGATCGTCAGTGGGATGACGGCGCTACCAAGAACATCGTGGAAGACATCATGGACGCCGTGATCACCATGAAGAACGCCAACAGCGCCAAGCTCGACTATGCGCTGGCCACCGCCGAGATCATCAAACTCATGGTGCTCGACACCGGCATCCAGAATCTGCTCAAGAAGTCGGCCTTCGGCGAGGGGGACCTCTTCGGTCCCAACAAGCTCAAAGTCCTGGGCAGCCTCCTCGAACTGGAAAACATCGTCCAGTACGACGACGCCTATCAGATCCGTGCTTTCCTCACCGCCGCGCTCGCCGCCGGCGCCGGGCCCCATACCATCTACGTCGATGACACCACCGACTTTGCGGTCGGCGGCACCCTCACCGTCACCGACGTGTCGGCCAAGACCAGCGAGGATGTGACCATCTCCGCCGTGGACGCCGGGGCCGGGACCGTCACCGCCACGGGCACCCTGAGCAACGCCTACAAGGCCACCGAGGACACGGTGCACATGACCAAGAAGTATCTGGATACGGACAAGTTCCTCATGTTTGCCTCCCGTGTCGAGGGTCAACCCATCGCCGAGTTCGCCGAGGCGCCGTTCGCCCTGGAACGGGTCTGGGGCATGAAGGTCGATCAGTGGGACAAGATTGATCCCGAGGGGGTGTATGTCCGTGCCCAGAACAAGGGGCTGCCGGTGCTCTACTTTGAGGATGCCACCTACTGCCTGACTGTCGTGTAAGGAGGCCCCATGGCCAAGATCGAGAAAGTGCAATTGCTGGTGACCCTGCGGACGCGGGCGCGGAAATACATCAAGGGGGAGACCGTCATGGCGCCCCTTCCCGAGGATCTGCTTGAGGAGATCGAAGCCAAGACCGGGACGGTCGCCCTCATCGAGGTCCCCGCACCCAAACCCAAGAAGGCACCGGCAAAGAAGGCTGAAGCCGAGGTGAACGCAGATGGATAAAGCCACCCTCACCACATTGATTACCCAGGAGGTCAAGGGGCTGAGTACCAATCTGGCCGCCGAGGACTATTCCAACGCAATCGATGATGCGCTGCGGGAGACAGCTTGGTCGCTGCCTGTGACGGATGATTTCAAGATCTACTGGCTCAAGCAGCGTTCCAAGCGCCATCTGTTTTTCTACCTCATGAGCGAGAGCGCCCACAAGTTCAAGGTGAAGCAGCTCGCGCTCAACCAACGCTATGACCACTACAAAGACCTGATCGTCCAGATGGACAAGGACTTCCTGGCGATCATCGAATCGCGGCCCGAGATGTTCACCGAGCTGTTGAACAGCGGTGTGGACACCTACAAGCTGTTCGGCCAGGTGGCCGGTCCCGGATTTGAGTACGACGAGGTGGGCAACGACATCACCGACTACGACGATCCGCCGACCCTGGATTATCTGGAGGGCAATAGTTGAGCCTAGGCCCCGACATCAAGGAAGTGCTCCAAGAGGTGGGGGTGCCTATTACCATCCTGCGCGATGGGGGCGACATCACCGGGGAGTATGCCGATGTGGAGCTCAATCAGCAGGTGACCAAGCCCTTCATTCGCGAGTTCTTCCTTCAGGGGACCTTATCATACGACACCGCCGTCGTGGCGGGCGACACCCTGAGCCTTCCGGACGGCCGCAATCTGCTGGTGATGAACCGGACCCCCGAACTCTTCGAAGGCATCATCATGTCCTTCGATTGCGTGCTCTACAAGGCCAACGTCGTGGGATCGATCTACCGTCCCGTCGAGAGCCGGGTCAATTACCAGACCCAGACCGCCTGGCAGCTCATCAAGGCCGACGTGCCGGCCCTGATCACCGAGGCGCTCTACGGCAACGAGCTGGATACCGACGAGATCCTGGGGAAGTTGGGCTTGAGCGAAGACGATATGTACCTGCCCGGCAATCTGGACCTTCAGATCATGGACCGCTTCGAGGTCAGCGCCACCGAATACTACCGGGTCGAGGTGATCAAATCCCGGCGGTTCGAAGCCACCAGTTTGGTGGTGATCGGTGAGGACAACCGGGGACCGCGGCCATGATGATCAAGATGATGTTCGATCCCAAAGAGTTTTACCGCTGGATGCGGGCCATCAGCGACGTTCGGGAAGCGGCCAAATTCCAGAAATGGGACATACCCTGGAAGATGGCCACCGACTACAAGGAACTGCTCTTTGCAAACATCGTGAGCGGCAAGTTCGCCAATACCTACGCGCCATACTCGGACATCTATTTGGAATGGAAGACCTACAGACTCGGCGGCGCGTTCCGGCTGCAAGGCACCGGGCACAGGATGTTCTGGCGGCTCTACGGGGATCTGCTTAGAAGCCTGAGTGTGTTTCGCACTAAAGGCGGTGTCATGGGCGGGGTGCCCGCCGGCGTGAAGGACAGCGGGTACAAGTCCATCTTTTCCAAGAAGCGGCGGAGCAAGCCCATCGCCATGTACGCCCGGGTGATGGAGTTCGGGCTGGCCGCCCACCGGGGCAAGGCCCGGCCGGTGTTCGGTCCCACGGCCCGTATGTACGCTCAACACGGTTGGCCGAGGCGGGGGCGGGAAGCGTTGAGAGGGATCGCCAAGCAATGGTCGTGATCAACATCTATCCCAAGGATCTGTGTGTGGTGATCGAGCACCGGGTGGCCGACCTGAAAAGAATCCATGCGGCCATGAATCACTGCATTCTTGAGATCGACCAGAAGGACGCAGAGCAGGTGGAGGCGAATAAGGCGTTCCACGGATTCTACGACACCTTGGACCAAATTCTAAGCGATCTGGACAGGGAATATGGCGCTTGATCCCACGGCAAACGAAACCTACATCCGCGAGTCGCTCAAGAAGTATCTGATCGACGAGCTGGTGACCGCCCGAAGCCTGGAGCTGACCTTCGACGCCTCCCTGGCCGAGCCCAACCTGGCGGACGTTACGACCAACAAGTGGGTGGCGGCACACTTCGGTCCGCTGCACCGGATCGGGCTGTCGGATCTTGAGTTGGCGCTCTACTGCTGCACCCGCGGTGACAATGAGGGGATCTATCTGGCGGCGCTCTCCGATGCTGTTTTCGACGTGATGACGGATGCCATGCAACCGGACGGTAAGCGCCGGATCACGCTCTACAACCCCAATAACTGGACCGCATTGGGGAGCTTGTTGGTGCAGGAGATCAGCGAATCGGCGCAGATGGACGCCCCCGACGAGACCAAGTTCAAGATCCACTCCTGCCGGATCAGATGGGTGGCCGTGGCATGATGATTCGCTGCTTCAAATGCGGCAAAAAAATTATCCGCCGGTTGGACAACGGCGACTTGGAATTTGTCTTTGGCCGAGACCCGGAGAACGGCGGCACGCCGGTTAGGATCATCATCCAGGGGACGGTCGAACTACAGTGCCTGCGGCGCACCTGTCGGCAGGTCAATAAAATCGCATCAGGGAGGATCACACCATGACGCATGGACCGATTACCAAACACTCAACCGCCTGGGCGCTCGGGTTGATGCAGATTCGGGTGGGGCCGTGTCAGTCGAACATCGCTTCGATCGCCCCCGTGCTGACCGCCGCGCACAGCATCGGCGCCCTGGCAAACAGCAAGGTCAACTTCAGCGCCGAGTTCTTCGATCAGGAGTCGGGCTTTCCCCTGACCAAGGACGGCACCATTCCCCTGCGCGAAGCGGCCAACGTGGAGGGCGCGTTCAAGGAGTTCACGCCCTACAATCTGGCCCTGGCGCGCGGCCTGGATCCCACCCAATCCATTGACGCC